TCCAAGTTAGAGAAATTGGGGCAGTACCAGTTGTCCGCTCCAAATATTATGAAGTACAACGAAGATAAAATTGTAAAAGAAATACTTGACTATATCAAATCAACTTATGGTCAACACTATTCAGTAGGCCAAGACGGCTTTCAAGTACAAGATTTATTCAAAACACTAAATATTGGAAAAGATTTTTGCCACGCTAACGCTATTAAATATTTGTGTAGGTATGGTAAGAAAAACGGATATAACCGTGCTGACTTGCTTAAAGCAGTACACTATGTTATATTATTATTAAACTATGATAAGGAGAACGTGAAATGAACCTAAGTACAGATACACTGGCCATATTAAAGAATTTTAGCGAGATCAACGATAATATTCTTTTTAAACCAGGCAGTAAGTTAAATACAATATCTGCTATGAAAAACATTCTAGCAGAAGCAACAATCACAGAAAAATTTGATACAGAATTTGGTATATACAGTTTATCAGAATTTTTAAGAGCAGTAGAGTTATTTGAAAAACCTGCTTTAAAAGTTAATGGTGCTAACTATGCTTTAATATCAGATGAGAAATCAAAACAAGCAATTAAATATTTCTTTGCTGACAAATCAGTATTGGTATCACCACAAAAAGGTATTAATATGCCTGATAAGACAGTAACATTTACTTTGAAAAAAGAAGATTTTGCTAAAATACAAAAAGCAGCTACAACATTAAACTTACCAGATATTGCTATTAAAGGTAATGGTAAAGTAATTTCTTTTGTAGCCATTGATAAGAAAAACAAATCATCAAACGATTACTCTTTAAATGTAGGTGAAACTGATAAAACTTTTACGGCTTACTTTAAAGCAGAAAACTTTAAGATTATTTCTGATGATTATGATGTTGCTATTTCTAAGCAAAAAATTAGTAACTTTATAAACAGAAGTAAACCAGTACAATATTGGATAGCATTAGAACCTGATAGTGAATTTTAATAAAGGAGATTCATATGTCAGATTTCTTATGGGTCGAAAAATATCGACCTAAAAAGATACAAGATTGTATTCTTTCCGAAGAATTAAAAAATACTTTTTTAGAGTTCGTTAAGAAAAAAGAAATACCTAATCTATTATTATCAGGCACGGCAGGCACAGGTAAGACCACTGTAGCTCGTGCCTTATGTGAAGAAATAGGTGCCGATTATATTATCATAAACGGTTCAGATGAAGGCCGTCAGATTGATACATTAAGAAACAAAATTAAAAACTTTGCTTCTACAATTTCACTTACCAAAGACGCTAATCATAAAGTTGTAATCATAGATGAGGCCGATTATATGAACGCCGAGTCAGTACAACCAGCATTAAGAAACTTTATAGAAACGTTTTTCAATAACTGTAGATTTATCTTTACTTGTAATTACAAGAAAAAAATAATAGAACCTTTACATAGTCGTTGTACAGTAATTGATTTTAGAATTGTCAATGGCCAAAAAGTTAAAACGGCCAAACAATTAATGGATAGATTATCTATTATATTAAAAGACGAAGGCATAGAATTTGATAAAAAAATATTAGCCGAAGTTATACAAAAATACTATCCTGATTTTAGAAGAACCATAAATGAATTACAAAGATATTCTGTACGTGGTAAAATTGATAGTGGTATTCTTTTTAGTTTATCAGAAGAAAACAATAAAGACCTAATTGCCAAACTAAAAGATAAAGACTTTAATGGTATGAGAAAATGGGTTATACAAAACCTAGATAAAGAACCTAGTGCCTTATTTACAAGTATCTATGAAGTGTTATATGAACATTTAGAGTCAACATCTATTCCTCAAGCAATATTAATTATTGCTGGGTATCAATACAAGGCGGCCTTTGTAGCAGATCAAGAAATCAATATGGTGGCCTGCTTAACTGAAATAATGGCCGGTTGTAAATTTAAATGAAAACAAGCGGGTATAGTATAGTAGTAATACATATCGTTGCCAACGATAAGTCGTCGGAGCGTAACCGACTACCCGCTCCAATGTTTAATATTAATTAAAAATATGTTTTTTATAGAAGATAAAAATTTTTTAACAGAAGAACAAAAAAATAATATTAATTTAATTTTAAAATCAGGAGAAACTCCTTTTTATATGTCTTTAGAAGCAGCATCACCCAATGATGGAGGAATAAATTTTGTTCATCATATTATACATAGAGATAATCCAGAAAAAATTAATAGTGATTTGTATTTGTTATTTGTTTCATTACTGAATAGTTTTTGTAAAAAAAATAATTTGAAATATAAAAAAATACTCAGATGTGCTATTAATATAACTATAAATAATGGAGTAATATTTAAGTGTCCTGTACATACCGATCATATGTTTCCTCATAATCAGTTGTTAATATATTTAAATGATACAAATGGTGATACAGTTATTTTAGATGAAAATAATAAAATATTTAAAATTAGTGAACCTGAAAAATTTAAAGGTATAGCTTTTAATAGTTTACCACATTATCATTATTTTCCGGGCAAAGGAATTAGAGTTGTTGCTATAATTACATTTAATTAATATGAAATTTCCCACAGTAATAGTTGAAAACTTTTTTGAAAATCCTGACGATATTGTAAATTATTCTAAAAAAATATCGTTTATGGGTCCTAAAAAAGAAGATTATTGGATTGGTGAAAGAAGTGAAATGTTACATAAAATTAATCCTCAACTCTTTCATTTTATATGTACAAAAGTAATATCTATATTTTATAATTGTAAAAAAGAAGATGTTAAATATTTTGATGCTCAAATTTGTTTTCAAAAAATAAAAAAATCTGACGTTGAAAAATTTTTAAAAACAAAGTCAAATATGTTACATAGAGATATATATGGCTCATTAACAGGAATAATTTATTTAAGTAAAAATCAAAGTTTTGAAAATGGAACAAAAATATCTTCTAGTGAAAATTTAGATCACATATTAGTTTCCAGTAAGTATAATTCAATGTTGTGTTATGAAGGCAGCCAATTGCATGGACCCATAGGCTCAGAAGATGAAAATAGACTTACAATTGTATTTTTTATACACAAAATAGAAGCTGAAGAATTGCCTTATGATAGATTAAACAATATTAAAGGGTTTTAATATGTACGAATTAAAAGACTATCTAAAGGCCATTAACGAAACAAGTGAACCATTACTTGACAGTGATGACTCTCTATGGGAAAAGAAGTACCCTCCTTATATTATAAATCGTTGTCTTTCTATGTTTTGGGACACACTAATGCCGGCCAACGAAATGAATGGCCTACACTTTCTTCCTAAAAAAGTACAATTTCATTTTTTAATAAATAGTATCCGTAAGAAAAAGCGATTTGGTGGCAAGTGGTTGTCACAGGCCAAATTGAAAGACTTGGAGTATGTAAAAGAGTATTATGGATATAGTAATGAAAAGGCGAGAGAAGCACTAACAATACTATCCAAAGAACAGATTGAACATATTAAGAGCAAACTTTATAAAGGTGGGAGAAATTAATGAGTGAGAGCATTAAATGGTCAATTCAGGATATGTTAGAGGTAACGATCAAACAGCCTGATGATTTTTTAAAAGTAAGAGAAACACTTACAAGAATAGGTGTGGCGTCCAGAAAAGATAAGACTTTATTTCAGTCTTGCCATATTCTACATAAACAAGGTAAATATTATATAGTACATTTTAAAGAATTATTTGCTTTAGATGGTAAACTTGCTACGCTATCAGAAAACGATATTCAAAGAAGAAATACAATTGCTATTCTTTTGCAAGATTGGGCTTTAATTGATATAGTGCAAAAAGAAAAGGCTGAAAACAAAGCACCTTTAAGTCAAATTAAAGTATTACCATTCAAAGAAAAAAAAGAATGGACGTTATCGGCTAAATATAACATTGGTAAAAAGATTATAAAAGATGATGAAACAACAGGTGAGTAAATGCAAGTTCCAAAGTTTAGAGATTTTATAAACGAGGCTAAAAAACCTAAAGACAACGAACCAATAACAGTTGTT